GAACTTGTCCTGCACCTTGAGGATGTTCTCGTACGCGTTGGCTGCCGCCTCAGGCGACTTCCAAACGTGCGAGGCTTGGGAGACGTAGTTGAGCGGGTCCTTGATGGACATCGGGTCTTCGCGCAGAAGCTTCTCGTGCGTGAGTGAGAACGTACGCGCACCATCAGCCATCACCTTGTCGGCGTGCTTGTCCTCACGGTCCTGCGCGAGCTTCTTGGCGTTGTCGATTGACGCACGCCATGCGTGACCATTGGGACTCTTGCGGTCCACCGGGGCGATCCCTGAGGAGTCCGGCTGGTACAGGTGCTCGAAGTCTTGCGGCTTCGCGTCGTTGCTCTGCACGAGCGCCGACATCCACTCACCACGGGAGACGTCGTAGGGGACGCCCTTCGCGTAGTGCTTGGTGATGAATGCGTCGAGTGAGGCGCCACCCGCGGCGATCGAGCGGTCACCCAGGTTGCGCTGGATTTCCGCCATCTCGGTCACGCGGCCGGCGAACTCCTCGTTGCGCGTCTCGAGGACGGCCTTCTTGGTCTCCTCGCCGCGCAGCTTGGCCTCCGTGCGGAACGCATGGGGCGCGTAGCCTTCGTATGCATCCGGGTCCGACATGCCCTGCATGCCGTCACGGCGCCGCTGCGCGAAGAACTGATCGGCGTTGAACGTCGGATCGTTCTTGTGCAGGTCGTACTGCTTCTCGGTCTCCTCACCATCGAGGATCGCCATGCGCAGTCCGTGCTGGCGCATGTAGCCCGACTGGAACGACTTCGACTGCTCACGCAGCGACGGCATGACGATCGTGTCGGCCTGCATGTCGCGGGTGCGCTGACCTTCGCGGAGGTCGATGTCGTCCTGTTCCTTCTGCTTCTGCTTGGCGAGCGCGCCGAGCTGCGGCACCATGGACTTCAGTGCGTCGGCAAGCGCCATCGCATTCTGCCCACCCTGCCGGCGCACGGTGAGGTCCACAGGGGACGCCACGATGCTCAGTCCCTGCGCGGGGGACGCAGTCTCGATCCGGGGCGTACCCTGGAGTCGTTCCTTCTCGTAGCGGGGCATGGGTTACCAGTAGTCTCGGGTGCCGTGCGTGTAGTCCTGCGCAGCGGTCGTGGGAATCTTCAGCTTCGACATCGCACCGTAGCCTTGGACCGCGGTGCCGGCGAGGGAGGCCGCTAGGCCCAGCTCACTCGGTCGATTGCTCGTGTTGATGGCGCTCTGTGCGCTGGCTTGCATGCCGCGCTTCTGGAGCTGGCCTTGCGCTTCCCGCATGGAGCGGTTGCGCTCGATCGTCGCCATGTCGGTGGCAGTGGCGAAGTTGACCTCGCCCATGATGCGATCCATGGAGTTGCCACCAGCGCCAGTCTCGGCGGCGATCGCCTGTAGACGACCGCGCTGGATCATGGCTTGCCGGGCCGAGGCTGACACCTCCTGCGATGCGCGCTCGTTGCTCTGGAGCTGCTGCACATCGACGGCGCTCTGGTTCGCCATGAAGGCGTCTTGCGCCGCGGCTTCCGTCGCCTTGGCCTGCTGCTTCTGGCCCGCGTACGAGGCCGCCGCTGCCACCGCGCTTATTGCAAGCATGATGGTTGTGGGTTCACACATACCGTGGCCTTCGTCTTGGAGAATTGGATGAACTGCGCGCCCGAGTCTGTCTCGAAGGCGTGCGTGAATTTGAAGCCCAGCCAGCTCAACCACTCGATGACAACATCGTTGTCGATGAGCGTAGCGTTGGTGAGCAGGGGGTACTGCGCATGCCAAGCACGGACGTACTTCCGCGCGTGCTTGCACATGGAGAACAGATGCTGGTCGAGTCGATCCGTGCCGAGCATCCACGGTGATGCTGCGCCCTCCATACCCTCGATCGGCGTGCAACCGAAGATGCAGATGACGTGCCCACTCTCAGTGAGTGCCACCTTCGCAACGCCACGGAACGATTGCCACAGCAGGTACGGGTTGCACTCGCCCTTGACCGCAATGACTTCTTGACGGTCCGTTGGGCGAATGCGGGCGCACAGTTGCTGGACATCGGCTTGCGTGGCGTCGCGAATGGTGATCATGCTCGTCGGCTGAGTTGGGCGAAGTGACCGGAGAACTGACCGGCTTGGATGTTGAAGGGGAGAGCTTGGTCGGAGAAGATCGTGACGTTGCACTCGTCGGACTTCGCCATCAGCGGGGCGCGGAACTCGCCGTCCTGCATCCTGCGTGTACCGAGCTGCACACCAAGCACACCGAGCACACGCCCGGTGTACGGGTACGTGAAGCTGTCGCGTCCCGCGGGGAACACGAGCACCTCGAAGTAGCCGGTGCCAGTGAACTCGAGCGAGAGGTCGCGGAGCTGGAGCTTGGAGTCGAGGATCGGCCGGCCGTCCTTGTCGCGAACGAAGAACTGCGAGAGCTGCGTCGAGGACGGGAACTTCTCCCCGATCACGACCGTCTCGCCTTCGTAGTTGCCGACGGCACGAACGTCCACCGTGCTGACCTGTTCAAGGTCGAGCACCTGCCCAACCTCACCGGTCTTCGTCAGCACGACGGCCTGCATGGCCGTGGTGTAGTTGTACGCGATGGGCCACGTGGTGTGCCCCACTCCGGTCCCTGAGTGATCCCCAAGGTCGGTCGTGTACATGCGGTCCAGCCGGATCGGCCAGAGCAGCGGCGCATCCGTGATGCTCCGTCCGTCCAGCTCGACACGCACGAGGAACAACCCTTCGGGATACTGGAGGGCTGCGCACAGCGTGGTGTTGAACGGCATGAGGGAGACGATCGTGGGCGAGCCTCCGAAGTACCAGCGGTGCCACGCGCTCTGCACCTTCTCCTGTCCATTCCAGAACGTCGTGTAGACGCTGGCTTCCGAACGGATCGTCTCCGTCAGGATGAACAGTTGGTCGAGCGCAGGGACAGCGGACATCTGGAACGCGTCGCCCGGGATGAACGTAGGCACGTGTGAGGTGACATCCAACGCATCGTTGCCGGTGCTGTCGGGGTCGAAGTAGTACTCACGCACCGCGGTGTAGCTGCCCTTCTTGGAGGCGAACAGGACGTTGCTTCCGACCGCCACAGGGTTGCATGCGGAAATCTCGAAGGCCGTCGTGGGGGCCAAGCGTGCAGTCTTAGGGGACAGAATCTCCTGCCCACCGAACTGGAACTGGCGACCATCCGACGACACGAACAGCGCCTTATCGAACGCGAGGCACTGGCGCATGAAGTTGATCTTCGACGACGTGCTGCCGCCCGAGACATCGATCGGGTCGGAGTCCAACACCGCGCGAGCGGAGTCGGGGAAGAAGTTGAAGTAGTCGTCAACCTGCGACAGGATGATGTTCTCGTCCGAGAGGAAGCCGAGTCGGTTGCGGAAGAAGAAGACCTTCTCGATCCGATGGCCCACGAAGGACGGCATCGGCGCGGAGTCGTCATCACCCACTTCGCGGGGTTCCCATTCGATCGCAGCGAACGTCCAAGTGGCGTCGAGGTTGCGCACGAGCTTGTGCGGCATCGACGTGGGCTCGAGGTCCGTGTAGATGTTGTGGGCGCGGGTCTCGACCCACAGGCCGTCGCTGTTCGCGTCGGACTTCTCCCACTTCACGTACCACCCATCATTCGGCGCTTCGGGCGCACCGATGACCTTGATGGTGACATCCTCGATGAACTTGCGCGGCAGCTCCTCGAACCGTTGAACGGTGTCGCGGAAGCCGAACAGTGCAGCGTCGCCGTACGAGTCGGAGACCGACCACGTGAAGGCGCCGCCTGCGTCCTTGGTGATGACGAGGAGGTTCTCCGTGCGGACAGCGGTGTGCGTAGCACCCGCGTTGATCAGCGTGAGGAGCGCTTCAGCGATCGTGTCCGTCTTGTTGGCGCCGGCAGTGTTGCCGATCGGCGCGGTGTACGTGACACCGTCGAGCGTGATCTTGTAGTCGGTGTCGACTACGCCCACCTTGACGATCACGTAGAGCGTGGGGGTGATGGTGGCGCTCGCCAGATTGGCAGACGCAGCACCGACCAGCTTGTTGGTGATGATCGTGTAGTCGGCCACGGTTACGTGGTCGAAGGACGTGCGCGGGACAGTGGCGCCGAGATAGCCCAAGCCATCCGGCGTGTTGACCGTCTGCTCTTGGCCGTCCCAATCGAACACCTTGATGCCCGCATTGGACACCACCACGAAGTAGCGTTCGCTCTCGTCCGTACCGCGGTCGATGCCGAACACGTACGCGTCCGACATGTCCCCGTCTTCAACGTGGACCAGGTCGGAGATGATCGTCGAGCCGGCCCGCTTGCTTTTGCCAGTGGCGATCGCGGGGACGCAGTTGACCATGCTGGTGACTTGCGTGGGATGCCGCAGGTTCTGCGGTTGCTCCGACACGCCCCCGATCAGCGAGGGGAGAGACTTGTTGATCAGCATGGGGTTGTCTTTAGCGTCGGAGGATGCGAGCCACGGACCAGTTGTCCTTGAGGACGTTGTGATCCCCGGTGTCGCCTTCAGCTTCCTGGAGGTTGCGGAGCGCCTCAATCTCAGCCGACGTCGCGTCCCCTTCGGGCTGCGACAGGTGCTCGGCCTTGAAGCGGCGAGCGGCGAGCATGGAGACGTACTGCTTGAAGGTCTCGGGCGTGTCGTCGTAGTCGATGCCGAGGATGATCTTCACGTACACGGGCGACACGGTGAACACGAACGTGTGCTCGCCGCGGTCGTACAGGCGGGAGCCACGCTGGACTCCATCGATGCTGCCTGAGGTGCCGTCGGGGTCGACGTTAAGGGTGTTGGAGGGGAGCGGGATGAATCCGTCCACGTCTGCTGCGAGCGGGTACTCGTGCTCGGTGTTGAACGCCCACCCGCGCGACTGCACGGAGCGGATCGTGTCATCAAGGATGCGTACGGCGGTCGACACGGACGCGATGCCCGTGACGTTAAGCGAGGAGACAGGCGTCTCCCACACCGAGCCGAGCATCGCATTCACTGCGTCAAGCCGCGTCTGCGGGGCGGGAGCGGCCACGGTTACACGCCTTGATCAGCGTCGAGAACGATCGAGACGGTGATCACGTCTTCGGTCGTGGGTGCGGTTTCCGCGGCGACGAACTCAACCGGGGGCTCCGCTTCGGGGTCCGCGGGGATTTCTTCCGCGAGTGTGAGGACGATCCTGTAGGAACCCACAGGGGTGTTGTAGGTGAAGTCGTGGGCGTCGCCATTGACTTCGACAACCGGCACGCCCGTGAACGCAGGGAAGTTCCATGCGCTGTCGACACCATTGCCGTTGAACGTGTACAAGGCCGTGCTGGACATGATTGAGCCTATGAGAGAAAAAAGGGCCACCCCATGCGATTGCTTGGGATGGCCCTTGGGGGTACTGCGCGGCTTACGCCGTGGTCTTCAGCTCGACCGCGCACTCCGGCCGGAGGATGCCGTGACCGATCGCGTAGCGACCGACCACCAGGTGGCCGAGACGACGCGGGTCATAGTCCACCGAGACCTTGAGGTCGCGGAGCTTGACGGTGCCGACCGCGTTACGATTCATCACCAGCGCGGCGGTCTTCGTGAAGTCGCCGTGGTAGGTGTTGTTCGTACCGGTGACCTGCGAAAGCGAGGTCGTCGGGAGGTGGTTGGTCTTCACGAGCTGGATGCCGCCGATCGACATGATCTTGCCGTCAGCGTACGAGCCCATGCCGCCCCAATCACGGTTGATGAGGGCCGTCGATTGCGCGAGCAGGTAGTACTGCGCCGGCTTCACGTAACCGAAGCGATCACCTTCGGGGATGTCCTTCTCGTCCAGCGTCTGCGCCGCAGCGTAGAGACCGGCCGCCAGGTCGACAGCGCTCGTCTTGTAGAGCGTGGTCAGCGAGGTCAGCTCGGTGCCGCCGAAGCCACCGGTGACCGTCGCGGCTGCACGCGCGGCGAGGACGCCGGCTTGCAGGACGTTCTTGTCCCACTGGTTCGAGAGGAAGTTGCCGATCTGCTTCGCATACTCCGAGCGGACGTCGTAGTGCGACATCGCCTCGTCGATTTCCGCGAAGAAGACCGAGGACACCAGCATGCCGTCGATGTTGATGACGCGCTCGCTGATGGCGGCGGTCTGACCAACGATTTCGGCACCCGGAGTGTGATACGCGCCCGTGACTTTCCACGTGGCGGGGAACTGCGCGCTCTTGCCGTTGGCGATCTGGCGGACGAAGTGCTTGTCCATCACGACGTTCGTTTCGTCGAACGCGCTCAGGACTTCGCCGCAGAACACCTTCAGGAACAGCTCAGTCGGCGTACCGGCGATGTTGTTATCGCCAATGCGCAGAACAGTGGCGTTAGCCATGGTGTGTTGCTTTCTGCTAGGGGGTTGAGTGATGGCAACTGGCCGTGCCAAAAAGAAGAACTTTGGCTAGAATAGTTACCAATGGGGGTCACTCGAAGCACCCGCGAACACGACGTCACAGGGTTGTCCGACCGGAGCCGGGCCAAGCTAGTGCGTTGCGTTGCGCTGCAAGTGGGTTGCGCCCGAAGGCGCGAAAGGGAAAGCAGGACCACGGCGCCGGATGTGTGGCTGTGTGGTCCTGCGGCCTACCGACGAAGCGGTAGGTGGGGTATGGCTCCAAGACTAGGGGTCGAACCTAGGACCGGCGCATTAACAGTGCGCTGCTCTACCTCTGAGCTATCGTGGAGTAGTTCTGGCAATCCCACAGGGAATCGAACCCCGCTCAGTCTCGTTTGGAGCGAGACTCGCCGCCTTGGAACATGCGGGACTGAAGTGCTTTAGCTATCCATCCACATGAGGAGCCTTAGTGCGTAGTGCTTAGGCGACCCACGAGTGAACGTAGGCAGTCGGATCGGCGGCCGGCGTCAGCTCGATGTCAGCACCAACGGCAACACCGAGGAGGCCCATGGCCTTCGCGTGCTTGACGTTGATGTCCTGCGAACCGTAGTTGATGTACGCGTCGTCGCCCGTCACAAGGCCCGAGCCGAACTTCACTCGGTTGCCGGAGGCGAGGAGAACTTGCGCATCGAGCGGATCGCTGATGCTGGTGACGAAGCCGAACGTGGCGACGGTCGCGCTCGCGCCGAGAGTGGCCGTGATGGCCGCGCCGGACGTGAGCTTGTACGTCACGCTGGTAACCTTCTCAGCCCAAACACCAGTGATGGTGAAGGCCGAGTTGATCAGCGCGATGAGTTGGTCGACACGAGCAGCGGCGCTCGCCGCCAGTGCTACGGCGGGGAACGCGAAGCCGTTGATGTCGATGTGGGCAGCCGTGATGGCCGTCCCCGCAGAGACAGTGCCGGACGTGACGCTGGCGCCCTTCGGCGCTTGACCCTGGTAGGGACGGGACATGGGGGATACCTGTGGGAGGTTAGAACGTGGACGCGCCGATCCGCTTGTAGACGTCTTCGCGGTAGGCTTCGTCCTTCTTGTAGCGCGGGTCTTGGATCGCCGCGTTCTGTTCAGCAGCCGAACGGAAGCCGACAGCCGCGGTCGACTGAGCGCCGCCGAGGAGCGTGGGGTTCGCGTTCTGGTACGCACCCTTGAACGCCGACACCGCGAGCTGAATCTGCCCGAGGTTGCCGGAATCGATCGCGGCGTTGTACGCCTCGAGCGTCGACTTGGGGACGTTGTTCGCAGCCCACTTCGCGAGCGCAGTGAACTCCGCTTCCCCGCCAGCCATCGCGTAGACCTTGCCGTTGAAGGCAGTGACTTCCGCTTGTGCGCTGTTGAGGTACGCGTCGACCATCGGCTTCGTGACACCGACCGCGGCGAGCTTCGTGTAGGAAGCGTCGGACAGCTTGCCGTCCTTCGCATACTCCATCGCGAGGTCCTCTTGCTTGAGGCCTGCGCGTTGCACGACGTCTTGCGCTTCGGTGGCCGGCTCGATCTTCGGCGTGAGCGCCGGATCAGCGGGCGGCGGGGGCGTGCCCAGCTTCTTCTCGAGTTCCTTGTAGGCAGCTTCGAGAGCGGCGGCATCCTTGAACTTGCCGGCGAGCAGGTTCTCGGCGGGGGCCGGGGTCTGCTCACCGATCTTCACGGTGCCTTCAGCGGGCGCTGCGGGCGCGGGCGTGAGCCCGGCCTTCGCCACCATCGCGGCATCGTACTCGGGCGTACCCGGGGCCGGCGCCGCGACCGTGGTGGCCGTGGTTTGCGTTGCAGTCGTCATGGGATCAGTGGTCCAGTCGGAAGGCTTTGTGCGTCATCACCGCGACGCCGTACTTCGAGGTGCCTTCATCGGACAGTGGGACGTCCATGTCCTTGACGGACTTGGTCGCACCGACTTCGCCCTTGAGGTCACCTGCGTCGACCAAGCGGCCGAGCTGGGTGAAGTCAGTGGGGGGGATGATCTGATCCGAATCGGCGGTCATCAGACCGCTCACAGCTTGCGAGACTTGCGCCACAGGAGTGTCCTTGGTGGGTTTGGTCGGGTTGACCTGGATACGCTTACGTGTCACGCGGGAGCCCCTTCAGCGGCAGATTGATCGACCATGCCGCGCACCGCATTCGGTGTACCGGCGACAGCCATCTGCGCAGCGAGGGCTTGCTGCATGTCCTGTTGCATCTGAGCGTCGGACTTCATCAGACCGTCCTCGTCGATCTGCGCAGCGGCTGCGTTGCGAGAGATGAGTTCCTTCTCGTCGAGACGCGCGAAGATTTTCTGGAGGACTGTGTCCGGCAAGCCGGCGAACGATTGGAAGAACACGCGCATGCGGTTCGCGTCATTGCCTCGGCCGAGCGCTTCCACACCGGTCGTGATGGCCGGCTTGGCGACACCCTTGGGGAGCTGCGGGAGCTTCCCTTGGGACGTCAGGGTCTGCATGAGGATGGTGACGAACGGCAGTTGCAATTCCTGCGACAGCGTTGCGTACACGCCGCCGAGCGACGCTTCGAGTTCGCTCACCATGTACCGAATTTCTTCGGCGGTGACGCGCTCTGCATCGCGCTGGACGGCGCTGTTGAGGAGGAAGGCGTACGAGAGTGAGGTCAGGAGGTCGCCGCGTGCTTCCAGTGCTACCCGGAAGTCGCTGTACTTCTCCATCTGAACCACGCTGACATCGTCCGCGTTACCACTCTCGACGGCGCCGTTGGGAGCCTTCGCGAGCGTTTCCATCTTGGTGGTGCTGTTGGGACGCACGAGGAACAGCACGCGAGATGCGGCGGCTGCACCTTCGACGATCGCCTGTTGCAGACCTTCGAGCGACTTGAAGTCACCAAGGTACTGCTCGACGTAACCGCGTCCGTAGTCTTCGCCGTCGATCGCGCACCAGCGCAAGGACATGAATCGAAGCTCGTCCGCCGCCGTCGTGTGCATCGAGTTGGGGAGCATGATGCCCTCAACTTCTTGCCACGCGCGGTAGCGACCGTCGGGCTGCATCTGCACGCCCGTGTAGAGGTCGAGGACGTCGTCAGCCGTGGAGGCCTTGCCACCACTGGCCGAGCGCTTCTTGTCCTGCGCAGCCTGGCGGATGCTGTCGGGCAGCTCCAGCGGGGATACGCTTTCCTTGATGATCAGCTCGAGCAGGGTGCCCTCGGGGTCCCGCTTCTGCACGAACTGGTGCAGAGGGAACACGCGGAGCTTCAGCTTGGGCGACAGGAACAACACGACGTTGCCGGACACGACTAGGTGACGCAGCGCCTCGGCCAAGCCGGGACGCATGGCGCCGGTTTCGACGGCCTGCATGACAGCGCGCTCGATCTTGGCGAGTCCCTTGTCGACATCGCCGGCAGATGCGCCGAGCTGTTCGCGCGTGGATTCGTCAATGACGAGACGGAAGAACGGAGTGTTGGGGGGGAATTGCGAGAGGAGAAGCTTGGACGACAGGTTGTTCACGCATCGCGCCCCATGGGACTGCCAAGGGGTTGGGAAGGTGGACGTTTGCGTCGTACCCGAGAGCGGGTAGAGGTAGGGGATGGTGACCAAGGCCGCTTCGCGGGCTCGATCGAGAATCGTGTTGCGCGTCGGCATGAGCTGGTCATGTCGCGCTCGGAGCTGGCCGATGTTCATCGGTTACACCGGAATCTTCAGGCCACTGAT